ATGATTTGCACAGGCTGCGTGTTCGACTCGTTTGTCTTTTGTGTCATCCCAGACAAGAGATTGCCACTCATGCCAGAGGTCCTTGGCGTTTGGACCAAGCTTGATGAATCCACGAGCAAGGTCAGCATTCATGATCTCAATGAATCCATTCTTTCCAAGTTTGTCTGCTGCCTTTAGGACGATGCCATAGCGTTGCTGGATTGTTTCAACTGCCTGTTTGTTTGCAGCGTCTACAACCACTGTGCAAAGCGGTCTGCCTCTTAAGTAATATTTAATCCGCTCGGCGACCTCTCCAATGTCCATTTTTGTCCGCTGATAGACTTCTTCAATGTAAAGCACGGGATCATGCTCAGTGTAGTACGAGAGAACAAACGCGCTTGGGTCTGGATGGTAGCCTAGATCGACTCCAAGGATGTAATAGCGCGGCTCATCTGTCTTTTCGAGACTGTCTAGGCAAACGCTTTCAGGCGCACGATAGACAAGCTTCTCGGCATCAATGAACCACTCCCCAAGATACATTTGCTTAAAGATTGGGGTCGCCTCAATCCCTGGATGAGTGCGCCTGAGGTTCTCAATCTCATCCTCCCACTGCTCTCTCATGTAAGGATTGTCGAATGTTGACCACTTGTGAACCTTCCATCCTGGCTCCTCGCCTGTTGTCACGTCGTAAAACAGGCCCTTTGTCACATCCCCAGGCGTTCCAGCTAGGACTATTGTTCCCCTTTGGTCCACAATGGCGGGCTTCAATACCTGATAGACAAGCTTTCTTAGGTCGATATGGTAAGAGGCCGCCTCATCGATGATGACTAGGCGATACTTCTTGCCTAGGAACTTCTCCATTTCGTCCTTCTTGGCGTCTGCTCCGGCCAGGAAGACGTGGGAGTTTGACTCTGGAAGGTAAGCACTAAGCTCAGTCTCGTTTGGCTCTATTGGGACGTTAAGGGCCTTTGCGGCAGTTTTTAGGCAGTCATCCCACAAGATGCCCTTGGCGTTCCTGCGAGTTAGGGCGATGTAGAGAACGTTGCAGTTTTGATAGGTCTGGGCCTCAGCGAGAAGCTTTCTAGCTGCTCCCATGGACTTCCCAGCCCTGCGTGTGCAAAACCACGCCTGAAGCTGGGATTGGTCCTTGATGACTTCATTTTGCTTATCAAAGTGAGGGTCGAGGTAATGCTCTAGGCGCTTACGCTTTCGGAGGTCTGCCTCTTCTAGGAGCGCTTGGATCTGTTGATGGATACTCAGCATCTAGGTCCTCAGCAAAGCAAAACTCAATAGCGTTAAAGAGCGTTGTGAAATTGTAATCTCCTGTTCTCTTCAAAGTGATTTTCACAGTGCCAGGCGGGACATATTGATTGGACGCTAAAAGCTCAATGTCGTGCATCTTTTGCTCAACAAAGCTGTGAGTGGTTGAACCAACTCTGACAGCGTTTGCAAGCTTCATGGATTTGATTTTCATTCTTTGACCTCAGCCTTTGGTTCTTCCATTTTCACTTCTTCAGCCTTTTCTTGCTTTGCAGTCTCTTGATCAAGCTCGGATCTCAATTGCCACTCTTGCTCAAGCTGAATGGCTTTGGCGTGAAGCTGAACAATGATGCTTTCAAGCTGCTTGATCTGAATTTGCTTAAGCCCGATCTCTTTTGCGACCTGGACGTGCTCTGAAGCGATTTCTTCTTTTGATCTGATTTTCATTTGAGTGCCTTTCTTAGGATTAAATCGACAAGGTAGGGATTATAGATAAGCCCCCACTTGTCTATAGATTCATTCACCTTTGGAGTTAAATGCGTGACTACTTTGTCACCTGGAAGGCTTGTGAGCAAGGCTCGCATCAATCCAAAGTTTCGATATTGCTCTTTCATGAAAGCGTAATGAATCACTGTGAGCTCTGGGAGGATTGAGTAGGTCGCCCAACCAAAGATATGAGCATCGTCTTCTGGATTGCAGATGATGGTTGTTTGAGCGTTCTCAAGAATGTCCTGTATGCGCTCTTTCTCATACTTGAAATAGATTCTTGAGCGAACGTGCTTCTTATCCCAAAGCCTTCGATAGTTGTTAATCCAAGTAGCAAAGATAAACGACGTGTCAGAGTTTTGAGGCTTTCTAAACTTGTGATCAATCATTTGGTCTTCTCGGCAATGATCACAGTATTTTTGACAAACGCTTTCACTTCTTTTCCACCTTCAAGGACACGAACAGCGTTCTTAAGACGCTCAGCTATCTCTTCATCGGACAATTTTGAAAGCTCCGCGCGTTCATCTGCGACAGTGAGTTGATTTTGGTCTTTCTGACCGAGGAGCTGCTTTCCAAGCCAGATGAGCATTCCAGTATTGCCCTTTTGAGCAGAGGCCCATTGGAGGCGTCTAAGCGAGCAACGTCCGCTTTCACGGCCATTTTCTATGATTTCGAAGTATTCTGGCTTGTAGAGATGATCCACTGAGCATTTCATGACCGCTGCGATCTCGGCCATGGTGCAATGGATTGATGCAAGCTGATGGAGCTGCTCTGTATCGAGTAACTTTTTTGGCTGCCCGCCAATACCTTTTCGAGACTTCTTCTCTGTTGTCACTGTCATGTCTATGAAATCGATAGTGGACCGATTGGCTTTGATAAGTCAAATTGTCTTAGTGCAAATCAACTTCACGTTCCCCATTCTCCCGATACCAAAAGGTCGCCCACGCATGGGCAAGGGGGTTGCGTACACTCCCGCCCGCACGCGGGCGTATGAGAACGAACTGGCCTACCGGATCCGAGATGCCTACCGAGGGGACATTCTCCTGGGAGCATTGAGCCTCAAGGTCGTGTTCTCCCTCCCAAGAGCCAAAAGCCAGAAGCGCAAATACCCGTCGCATCAGGTGGGGGATTTGGACAATTTTCTTAAAGCCTTTTGTGATGCTGCAAACGGTATTCTTTGGGAGGATGACCGACAAGTGATTCATGTGGACGCGTGGAAATTATTTGCAGTTGGCGAGCCGTCGATTCAAGTTTCAGTGCAGGAGATCGAATAAAGGCCGTTTATTTAAAGGGTCTGTAGCCCCATATTGGGCAGGTATGCACTGTGCAATCTCTTATTCTTTTATTCACATCTTCAAAGCAGACGCACTCATAGCATTTAGCCTTTATAGCCTGGCGCGGCGAAGCCTCTCCATCTAGCACTCTCAAAAATAGGCCTTTTAAGCGTTCTGGCACCCTGTCTAGTACCATACCCCTAGCTGCATCGTTTAAATTACTCAGACCGCCCGCAGGGCGAGGGCGCGCGGTGCGTTTTTTAATTTTAATCTGCTCACCTGACCCTTGGTTTTCGTTTTCCATCATGACGCCTATTGTTGCGGCCTGTGCTTCTGGCAAACAATCTGCATATCCGACGCTTTTGGTCCTGTTGAGATACTTGTGAGGTTTTGTCGTTCGCCACAAACTCGACAGGCTTTGATTTTATTTTCAAAGTGATCGGCAATCTCTGGCTTGTGAAACGCCTCCCATGGCTCCGCAGGAACTGGAGATTGCATTCCTGCTTTGTAAGCGTCTGCCAAGCGCTTTAATTCAGTAAACACTGAGCGAATGGTTGCGCTGATTATAATTTCATCTTTCGTGATCAACGCGGCCTCAAGCTTGTCGTGAGCCGCCTGCCATGGGTCGGGCTTCATGTTTCCATAAAACCGCACCAAGCCAGGTATATATATTTTGTTTACTTCTTCTAAAAAAACACTGAGTTTCATTTTTCTGAAAATCTCCCTGAGTTAAAACGAAAATAGATTGGTCTATTTACAAACTCACCGCGCTTTCTGATTTTCTTAAAAATAAGCTCTCGATCTGTTGGTGCGTGGATACCGCGTTCAATGTGCTCTTGAGTGGGTCTATTAAACAGAATTACGTTTGCAGCTTCTTGAACAGCCGTGCTTGATCCCTTGATATCAAACTCACTCTCCACTCTCCCGTGATCTGTTTTTTTTGGGTGCACTATCAGAATCACATGAACGGGCAAATCTTTAAGCGCAATGATGAACTCATGAATTGCGTTGTCCATCTCTGCTTTCTCAAGTTGTGAGCTAGTGACCTTCAAAAAGAAGTTTAGATTATCAAGAAGCGCTACACGAATGCCGTATTGATTGTGCATATACTTCAGCATTCCGACCATTTCAGAAACTTCGACCCTGTTTTCGTAGGTCGCAATATATGCCGGAGCTTCTGAGAGCGAAGCCCCAAAGCGGTCAAGCACTGTTTTCACTTTCTCAACTGGATGAGGCAATCCGTTGTTTAAGTTGTCTTGAGCTAGCACAGACATGATTCGAGCAACAAAGTCGGTATCGCCTGTTTCGATTGGAGCGCAGAAATGCGGGACGCGATCAAGATGCAGTTGAGCTGAGATATTACTCAACAGCGCAGTCTTTCCAACTCCTGTGCCCGCACATAGTAGAGTAAGCTCTTTTGGTCGCAAGCCTCCGAGGTAGTGACTGAACGTAGGAAACCATGGCAGCACTACGCCCGTCTCAGGATATAGTATCGCCTGAACGGTTGGATTGAGTAGTTCATGAGTTGTTTTGTACTGCATTGAATTTATTCCCTACTTCACTGAGAAACTTTTTGATCTCCTCTGGAGAGTTTTTTGGTTTAAAAATGTCAGGGTCAAACTGCGGCGGCGAATCAACCTGCAAGGGCCTTTGACCTAGGATTACAAACTTTTCAAATATATTCTGTTTAAAAAACCTTCTGATATTCAGATTCTTCGATGGATCGAAGTTCTCTGTGCGTTCCTCAAATCTGGCACCCAGGAGAGCTAGCCTTGTTTGCTCATAGCCGTTGATCTGCACCAGTCTGCCTAACTCGATGTCAGTCTGTAGCGGTAGAGTTTTGACTGACGAGTTAAAGCTTTGAATAGTCTCTAACCAGATAGCTTTTAGTTGAGTAATCTGCTCAGTAAATTCTTTAGTTATTTTGCTTTCCCTTGGGAGCTTGTCTTTTGGTTCCTCAGTTTTTGAATTTATGTGTGTGTCTTGTTCTAAGGTCTCAGATTCAGCGTTTTGGTTATACACTCTTGTTTTTTTAGGTTGAGGTACAAGTAGAGGTACAAGTGGTTCAATTTGCTTAAGCAAAGTTGTGCGATTGGGGTCATCGTTCAATTTTGCTTCACTTCTTCTTCGTTCCTGTGTGGCAAGACCCCCTTTTCTAGCGTCTTGTCTTTTCACATAAAGCCAATCGAAGAACGCAACAGATCCCTTAAGTGTCACTAATCCTTCTTTTATTTCTGCTAGACCGCAATCTATGATGGCGTGCGGCAATTGGTGCTTATCCCAAGTTTCAATAGGGATTCCTGCCTGTGTATCTCCCCAGACGTTCTGTCCTAAAAACCAAGCGCGAACCAAACAACCAAGGGCTGTGTCGAGAGATCCAAGAGCGACTCCAAGTTTAAAAAATCTTGGGTCTTTAAAGATTTCTTCAGAAACATCAACCTTTATGCTTTTGTCTTTTTTTTCTTTTTTTGAGGCCATGACTGGAAAATCCTTTTGACGACACCAAAAGTTTCCAGCATGAAAAGGGTGTCGATTCTAGTCATCGCTGATTAGATCACTCCATGCTGGTCGCCGATACGACACAGTTTTAAACCCAGTCTCTCTGAAAAGGGAACTGGGTTTTTTACTTCCAATTGCCACTCATCTCGCTTACTAGATTCACAGGACGGTCAATCCCTATTCACGTTTAATAAGTTGGCTATGAGCCAAGCCCTCGCGCTGCTTTTTCTTGACCGTCTTAGCGCGCGTGGGTCTTTTGAATTTGGCAGTACCTATGAAAACAAGTGAATCAATTGCAAAGATAGTAGAGGCCCTATCGGCTGCTCAAGGGATGTTTAAAAACCCTGAGAAGAATCGAACTGCGAAAATCCCGATGAAATCAGGAGGTAGCTACTCATTCAATTATGCCGACCTCCCTGGAATGCTCGACATCTCACGAGAGGTTCTCGCAAAGAACGGACTTGCTCATTTTGCCACAAAAGAATTCATTGGTGATTATTTACTTCTAACCATGCGACTTGCTCACAAGTCTGGCGAATGGATCGAATCAAGCGTGCCAATACACACATGGAGCGATGAGAAGCACCTTGCTGCTCAAGTGACATACTATCGCCGCTATCTCTTTCAAAGCCTATTAGGGATTGCCGGAGAAGAAGACATTGATGGCACTCCCGATGTTCCAGGCGCTCAAACGGGACCGCGTGAAAATAGCCAAAAACAAGGCAATTTTGGCTTAAAACCAAACACTCAAGACCAAGCTAAAAAGGTGACAGAGCCGCAGTTGAATAGGCTTTTTGCAATCGCAAAGCAGCACAACGTCCCAAATGAACAAGTCAAAAAGATCATGACTGATTTATTTAAAATTGAGTCATCAAAAGATTTGACGCGGGAACAGTACGACAAGCTGATTGCTATCATTGAGCTTCAAAGTGCCGAGCCTCAAGAGATGTTCAATCCGAACGGAAGTGCGAGAATCTAAAGAACACAGGAGAAAAAAATGGATATCGATAATTTGACGATCAAAGAAATTAAACGCATTCAATCACTTCTAAAAACAGGAAGTGGTGACTCCTCTCATCCCTACCAGATTGGGAAAAATTATTTCATTCGAACGGTCACGCATCACCTGACCGGAAAGCTTATCCGAGTCACGTCAAAAGAACTCGTTCTCGAAAGTGCCGCTTGGATTGCAGATGATGGCCGTTTTCACGATGCTCTAAAAAATGGGACATTTAATGAAGTAGAGCCTTTTCCTGCCGACGCTGAGGTAATCGTCGGTCGAGGTTCTTTGATTGACGCCGTCGAGTGGCGTCACCCGCTGCCAAAGGACCAAAAATGAATCAAGCCCTTTTAATAGTTGGCTATAATTGGTCGCGGTCGCGGTCGGGGTCGCGGTCGGGGTCGTGGTCGGGGTCGTGGTCGTGGTCGCGGTCGTGGTCGGGGTCGTGGTCGTGGTCGCGGTCGGGGTCGTGGTCGGGGTCGGGGTCGGGGTCGTGGTCGCTGCCTGGGTCGTGGTCGGGGTCGTGGTCGGGGTCGGGGTCGCGGGCGTGGTCGTGGTCGGGGTCGGGGTCGGGGTCGCGGTCGCGGTCGTGGTCGGGGTCGTGGTGACTACAGGCCAATATTGCAAACAGTGCAAGCGTAAGATGTGGTACTCAAAATACGATGTGTGTATCAAGTGCCGGACAAAGCTTTGCGTGAAGTGCGGGCAGCACGAAACGACGACAGAACTTTGTCATAAGTGTTTAACGAAGCGCTCGCACTTCAATGCCAGGGCGAGACAGCTAGGGGAGGGAATATGAAACACTGCCTGAAGTGTGAAAAGCAGATCGGTGACGACACGAAAAACGACGTGTGCTTTCCTTGTCGAAGGCATATGTGCCCAAAGTGTGAAAAGAGAATGACCGGAAATGAGCTTTGCGGATACTGCAAGGGAAAAGAACAAAAGCGCCTAGAAGTCAAAACAGGTGGGCGACTATCGAGAGGGTTTGCAGGGAGATAATATGGAAATAAAAGTGGACGTTGAAGCGATCAATAAATACATGGCCGAAAAACTGATTGAGTCCTCAATTGGAGAGGCTTTAGAGAAAGTTATAAAAAGTAAAGTTGAGAACCTTTCAAAAGGTTACGGAAACCCTATTGAGCCAGTTGTTGAAAGCTACATTAACAGCGCAGTAAGGAATTTGATTGAAGAAAAATTTAAACCTCAAATTAACGAGATTGTACGTAAAAAACTATCTGACGACTTTATAGAATCACTCATTGCAAAACTGTGGGAACGATTCATTGCAAAATATTAAATGACTCACAACGCACACTACACCTGGGGCGATGGGCAAGAGATATGCAACCGATGCGGAGGCACCGGAGAGGTCACGGTATCGAATGAGGACGGCTCAAGCTCAGTTGTCGATTGTTGGCATGGGAGCCCTCCCTCTTTTGGGAAAGCCAAAACATTTGAAGAGCGCATCGAGTACGCGTTAAAACAAATCAAGAAACTCGAAGGCAGTGAGAAGTGGGACTGGCTTGAGAGGCCACGGGGGAAAAATGAACAGTGAAAATTTAATTAAGGCCATGGCGCAAAAGAATGGTCTCCAAGTTGTGAAGGCGAAACTTGTGGAGGAGTGCGCCGAACTCATCAGGGCGCTTGCTCGCGGCGGGGATCGAAACATTATCGAAGAGCTTGTTGACGTTCAGATCATGCTCGAACAGATGCTCGAACTCTTGCCCGAGTCCAAAGCTGAACTTTTGGAGGAGGTTGCAAAAGAGAAGTATCAGCATCTCGAATTCTTGCTCGACCTACCGAAAGAAAAACAAAATTACACTCCACATAATTATAAAAATTTAGTGTGCAAAGGTTCGTTTATGTTTGGAACAGCGTGTGGAACTTGTGAAAGATGTGAAGAACAACTGGCCGCCAGGCTCATTGATGAGGTGTCGGGATGACCAACCTTGAAAAATTAAAGACCGAAGGACAAAATGCCGCAGTGTTCGCTTATTTATGTGGAGCGCACGATTTACTGGATATACTTCGATTATTTCCAGAGGGTCAGATCGCGCTATCCGATCAAAGAATTATAAGTCATTTTGATGTCCTTACAAAGTTAGCGATTAATGATCAAACAAACAAGGTGTCGGGATGATCCAGATTAATAGAATGAAACAATTCGAATATGTTCTTAAGGTTTACTTAAGGCAGGCGTATGTTGATGGCATTAATGACCTATCAAAAGAGCTTAGTAGTTATTCCACAGGTATAAGTGCTCTGTCAGAGGAGCGTGTAAAAGAGTGGATTGATGAGCAAAAAAACAAGGTTTTTGAATGATCTTCGATTTTCGCCACAAGAAAGAAGCAATCGCCTGGACCATCTTTGCGCTCGGGTTTCTCATGGGGCTTTGGTTAGTGGGGAGTATGGTGTGAAACTAAGATTTATCATGCGCGACGGGAAAAGAATCCTTCAATCGCATCCTGGCAAGTTTGGCGATTGGCAGGACGTGCCGCTTGTTGAAGGAACAAGAGTCGAAAAAGTATTGAGGATTGGTTGCGATTTTAAAGACCCAGGCGTTCTTTCGTTTTCAGAGCACAAAGTGTTTTTGTATGAAACGCAACGCATGGTTTTTCGGGCGAATTTTATTTCGAATGAAAGAATGCTTGAAAAAATGGCGTTAGAAATTTGCGCGCCTCATGGTGGCACTTACTGGCTCAAAAAGAATTCTTTCGAAGTTGTCCCAAATAAAAGATATTACGTTGAAATTTTGTACTATCCAGGCGATCGAGACATTTCAGACGAACTTGTGGACAGTCCAAAAATAATTGATCAAACAGCCCCCACCGAACCAACTGAGCAGGATATTGAAGACTTGGAAAGTGGTGAGTACCGCATGGGTCTGCGCACTGTCACGTTCTCCCGTTGTATCCACAACGATCCGACCTGCCATTGCAGGGAATCCTAGCCGTACTTTTTCCAGATTTGCTCGATTGTAAGGCCGTTGAAAATGTAGTCATCATGAAGCTCTTCAGCCCTTCTAGGCCTTGGCCATTCAATATGAGGAGCATCTCCAAACGATAGGCCGCTCTTAAGGTCAAACTCCTCACAAAGCTTCTCTAGCTCATGCCACAATGGATGAAGCCCCTTGATAGACTTGACTGTGTCTCGCTCAAGGAATGGGTCCATACCCCTAAAACAAACGTCTACTGCTAAGCCGTAGTTGTGTTTAGAAAGCCCTGGCTTTGCATTTGAGACAATCTTTCCAGGCTTTGATCTGCCAATTGCAAAGATAGACGCTTGCTCCTGAAATGACCTAAAGCCCGCAGTGACTCTTAATTGTTTGTTAAACCGCTCAAGCATTGCAATAATGACTCGCTCTACTTGGAGCCCAAAGACAGGGTAGACTTCTCTTAAAAGAGCATCACTTCTTTGATCGAGCTTCATCTAGCTTTTCAAAGCGGCTAGCGACTTCCCACTCTACTCTAGCCCTCATCCTCCCAGATAGCTTGAGCGCTCTGATGATTTTTTGCAAATCAGCAGCCGAGAAACACGCATAGTTTTGCATTTCTGAAATGGTCTTAAAAGTGACCTCATCTGTGTAGCCATCCACGCATACACCCCTTGGGGCATCTCCGCCTTCAAGAACGCATGGGCTTACAACTGGACCGCTCCCACAACCACTAAGGCCTAGAGCCGCGAATGAGCTTAATAATGCCACGGGCAGCGGCAATGCGCTCCTCTGTGGTCTTTGCTTTCTCAAGCCCTGAAAGCGTTTGGTCCATCTCATTGAGAAAATCATTGAGCCTCTTTTCTTCCCAGATTTTAGCCACTCGCTCTATGCTTGCCCAGATCCGAGGGATTGCCGCTAGAAACGCCAAAACGCTGCTCATTTTTTGACTTTCGAATAGACCCAGCGAATCAAGTCGCGGATCACTTGATACACATTGCTTTGTCCCACTTGAGGGATTGCCCCAATAGCTTCTGACAGGGCAAACAAGGCCCATGCGAGCAAAGCTCCCGAAGGAGAGGCAATCCACTCAATGACTGATTTAATCAGCCCTAAGGCTTCCATCATGCCAAGGCAGCCGACACGACTTCAGAAACCCCAAGAACGCCAGCCTTGATGAATCCAGCCACGTCTTCTTTTGCTTCTTCTGGGAGCTTATCAAGCCCGCCAACCATGGCTGGAAGCTCGGCTACCGCTGCCACAAGAACAGCAGGCAAATCTTGCCCAGGTTGAAATCCGTCTTTAAGCGCAAGCTTGGAAGCCTTCACGATCTTTGCAAGCCCAACCATAAGCTCATGCATTTCTTTTGGCACTTCTACTTCAAGTTTCATCTTTTCCATAAACTCTCCTTGTTTATTTCTTTGATTCTAATTTGAACACTCGATCATTTAAAGCGTCAACGGCCTTTTGTTGGTTGCCTGTTCTTTCAATGATGACTGCTACTGAGGCATTGAGCTGCGACACAGAATCAGTCAATGAGTTGACTTTCGTGGCTACAAAAACGGCGGCTCCTGTCATCATTCCCCAAAAGATTTTATCCACAACCTGGCCAAAGTCTAAGCGTTTCAGATCTTCCATGATTTTAAGCTTTCTTTACTCTGGCTTTTGTTCAGACTGTGGAGTGATCACGGGAGGTTTTAAAAACGCTCCAGCAAGCAATTGAATGGCATTTTTCAAATCTGCTACCTCTTGAATTGTTTTAGATGGCTTAAGGCCATTTGATTCAATCAATTGCTTTGCTTGTTCAACGTCCATGATTCCCCCTTAGAATAGATCCTGCCATGCTGCCCCATCGTAACACTGAGCCTTACTTGTCGTAGTATTGAAGACCATCATTCCAGCAAGAGGCGTGAGTGCTGCTATTTGAACGCCAGTCAAGTTTGCAAGCCTAAGGGCTTTCCCTTCTAGCTCAAGTCCTGTGGAGCTATTGGAAACTTTGTCCGTTGATCCCGCAGTCCCGCCAATCTTTAAGCTCCCCTTCATCCAGTTGAATGAGTCCGGCTGAGCATACAGACCCCATGTCTCCGTTCCAGGATCTCCAAATGGAAGCTGGAAGTCGTATCCTCTAAGTTTGTTGATTGTCGTAATCCCATTTGGAATTGCTACAGATCGACAAAGCGAAACAACGTCAATCGTTCCTCCTGTTGATGATCCATCAAGAGAAATCGCGAACGTAGCGCCTGTGATAAGGTCAACAGTTGATGCCGTGTGAGTTTGAACAACAGCAGGGAGGGCAAGTGCAGCAAGACCAACAAGTGCAGTTGTTGTGGTAGAGTTTGCCCCAACTGTGATTAACGCCGCAGTATTGACTCCAATCGTATCTCCAAGTGTTATTGTGGCATTTGCTGGAATGTTTGGCGCAGAAACTAGAGAGTGAACACTGGCAGGATTTCCGGATCCACTCACTACAGTAAGTGGCGCATAAGCTAAAAGCTGACCAATTGAAAGAGCTCCAGAGAAGGAAAGCGATCCAGTGATTGAAACGTCTCCGACAAGGTCAGCAGCCTTGACGTTTGTTCCTGTAACGCTTCCCATGTTGACTTGTAATCCAGTCGCGTTTGGAACGGACGCAATGATAGGGTTTATGGAAATTCCGTTAAAGTAACTTGATAGAGTAATATTGTTTGTTGTGAGATTGAACCCAACAAAGCCGTCTCCATTTGCGCCTGTTCCAATATTAACGCCTTGGAAGTTTGTTACAGTACTTCCATTATATCCGGCTTGAAAGCCTGTGAAGTTTGTAACCGTTCCAGAGTAACTAGGAGTGTAGTAAAAACCTGTCGTACTTGTTGGGGAAGCGGTCCCGTAACCGTTGATTCCAACTCCAGCAAAATAGCTGATTGTCGAATCAACCTGTGGATTTGAATAAATAAGAGTTGAGTTTGAAACAGAAGATCCAGATTGAAACGTTGGGTTCCAATTGAACCCATTTATTCCGTTTGTGACTGTTCCATAAATATTTGGGTTTCCATTTAAAGTGAAAATTGAATCAACCGTTGCAAGTGCTTGAACAGTGATCGGCGCGTTGACGCTATAAATCTGGCCAGTTGTCAGGTTGTCATTGATTTGAATGTAACCATTGTAGGCGTTGATATTGTTTGTCGTCGCTGCTGTTCCATCACCAAGGTTTAATTGGTTGTCTACTGAGAAAATTTGTCCAACGTCGCCAGATCCATTCTTCGTGACTCCAAACTGGACATCTCGAATGTTGGAAACGTCAAAAGAGCCATCAAGAGTAGTGATGCTGTATCGATGCCAGTAATCTTGAGTGATGTTTGCTGTTGGTGTGATTGTGAAGGTATCATTGTTTGCAAATATTGATCCGCCAATATCTGCTGGAGTGATGGAAATTGTTTGATCAAGCCCATTTAAACCGTTTCGAGCAAGGCTTGAGATGGCCTCAATCACTCCAGACCCACTTGATCCAAGAACTCTATCGGCAGTGACAGTTTGAATTTGAGAAAGATTAAGTGTTCCACCAATCGATGAAAGGCTTAGATTTGCCTGTTCAACGTCCATGTCGACCGTATGGCTTGTGTTATTTAACACTGCACTGAGCTTTGAAGAAAGTGGGTTTATGTTTCTAAACCTGAGAACCACTCCCGACTTTGAGTCATAAACGCCAACGCCTGAGGTCCCGTAATTTGAACCTGTGTTGATCTCTCCCCCGCTACCTCCACCGACTTGCTCCCAAGCAACAGAAGCAGGCTCATCATAGTAAAGAGTATTTGTGGCCTCATCCCAGGCAAAGCTTGAGCTCCCGCTTGCCGGAGGGAAACTTGCAAAGTCAGGATAAGCTACCGCTCCGCCTTTTACTGGAATGATTGAAACACTCATTTATCAAACTCCTTTAATATTGATTCGAGCCGATACTGTGCCAGTGCTTGATGAACCAACGTATTTGATACGGACCCATTTATAGAACGCTTCACTGACAACCCACGTTTGAGATCCTGCCGCCCCTCCGGCTGCTACAGTGCTTGATGGGAGCGTGTTCCAATTTATTGGTGCTGTCCCGTCCAAAGGATTGTCGCAGCTTATCTCAAGGCTAAAGTCTCCAACAGGAGTGCCAGTCCAAACGGCTTGAATGGCAAATCCATAGATATGATCCAGAGGCTGTGCGCTCGTTGTAATCGTGGACGCTGCCATTGCTTGTGAGCTCCAAAGAGCATCGTTTTGAATCCTCATGAATCCTCCCGTGAAATCTTTTCGATTAAATAGCCGACAGAATACGGAACTGTATCCTCTCTCCCAGAGTAAGGTTGAAAGGCATGGTCAAAGCCTAACTTGTGGCACCACTCATGAGCCAAGTTTCCTGCGACTTCATGAGCGTCAACTGAGCTGCTGTTTATGAACCATGAAGAGATCCATTGCATCGGAGTGTGAGGATTGGTCCAGCCAATGACTCCCCTTGACCCAACAGCGACAGTAACCTGAATGTCTGCCTCTTGGTCTTTCTCAGGACTAAGGTCTTCCCCCCCAGCCATGATGTGTTTCAGTACTTCTTCATTGCTCATGGAGCACTCTGAAAAGCCTTTTACTTTTCTTGAGTGCCACTTTTTCCACCACAATTTTCCAGTGCTCCACCATTCCGTTCTTTCGTAATTAAGAATGGCATTTTTGAATTTGACTGAGTTGATTGCTTTCTCCATGAGAGATGCAGCCAAAATAAGCTTTTGCTTTTGAATCTCCGTTTCGTTTCCACTTAATTTTAAAGACACATTAAGCATTTTCATCTCCTAGCTGTGCAGACCCATTCTTTGACTTCAAACTCTTCGCAGTCATTGCACAACACGGGCTCGCAGTCCTTTACCAGAACCCGCATTGCACAGCTTTGAAGAATCACTGCGATGATGGAAAGAATTATGATTCTCATTTTTTCCCCTTAAAGACTGTAAATGACGATACTTGAATACCCGGTTGCACCAAGCATTGGAAACGTTGCTCCGTTTGAATCAAATCGAACATCAATGTAATCCGTCGCGGCAAGATCAATTTGAAATGAACCAGTCAAAGATCGAAACTGAGTGGCTGTTACTTCAATATCTGATCTGCCTTTTTGTTCGTGAAACGTTCCATTTTTAAACAATTGCAAGTCCCATCTTGTTCCAGCTGAGACAGACGTCGATTGGCTTTCTATGTACACTTCAACTTTGTAGCTTCTCGTTTCTGGTGCTGTAAACTTCCAACTCGCACCAGTTGTTACAGTTGATAAACCATCAACAACTAAAGAGTTGAAGTTTATAATATCGCCAGAATTAAGAGTTGATCCCGTTGAATGGTAGTATTTTGCTAGGATCTGATTTGAACCGCTCAGTTCGACCCAATTTGTTGAACTTCCAGAGTCAGTCTTTCGATAGACTTTGCCGCTTGTCTCGTTTTGGTAAAGAGACCCAGCCTCTGCATTCACTGCTGTTACAGTTGGATCAACTGTTCCAGAGATACGGCTTGCGCCAGTGCCTAGCTGAATCTCTTTCTTTAGTGCCTTAAGCTTGCTACCCTGAAAGATTACTGGATTTCCCACAAGTGACCTCCTTGGTCAGTTCTACCCTTAAGAGTAGAAGTTAATGTCTAACTCTCCAACCGATGCCGTTGCACTTACTGCTCGGATTGAAACCCTTGTTCCAGATGGAATCTGAACAGGCTCACGTCCATTCCCCCCAGGGAAAATGAGCATCAGTCGAGTTTCGGCTGCCGCTGCCCCAGTCCCAAGCTCAAGCGTTTCGCCAGAAGAATCAAAGATTGAAAGCTCATTGATCTCAGAGGCAGTCGAAGCAATGAGTTGGACCCATGCGCCCGTTGTGACGTTTGTGCTTGAATAGTCATTCCTGACAGTCGTCACAACAGATCGACCCTTCGACCCGCTCACAGGCAAGGGATTTGAGCTAGAAACAGCCGTAGACCCAAGACCAAGCATCGCTGCCACTCGGACTGTCGAAGCCCCTGGCGTGCCTAGATTCGTGTCAGCCGTTGCTGGCAAGTTGGAAATTGGGATTGCGCTTTGATCAGACGCAATCACAACCGGAGCACTTCCAGCCATGAGAGCCTGCCCCAATGCGCCAAATTTGGCGTTAAGCGCCGAAAGTGTCGCCTCCGTTGCGGCTCCTGATGGTAGAGGTAAAGAGGCTGCGCTCACTGGAAGCGTGGATTGGTCTGAAGCAATCGCTACGCTCACGCTTGCAGCCATAGCCAGTTGGCCAAGTGCTGCTGGAAGTTTAGCGCTCATCGCTGCCAAAGTGGCCTCTGTAGCTGCCCCAGAAGGGAGCGGGAGAGATGCTACACTCACAGGGAGAGTCGATTGATCGGATGCAATCGCAACGCTCAGGCTTGCCGCCATGGCAAGCTGTCCAAGAGCAGCCGGAAGCTTGGCGCTCATTGCCGATAGAGTCGCTTCTGTAGAGGCTCCAGTAGGCAATGGAAGTGAAGCTGCACTCACTGGCTGCGTGACCCCAGAGCCGTCCACTGGAACGCGCCCAGAGACAAGCGCAGGCGTTTTGGTGTTTATTGCTGAAAGCGTCGCTTCAGTCGCTGCGCCAGTTGGCAAGGGCAAGCTTGCTGCGCTCACAGGTAGAGTCGATTGATCGGATGCAATCACCACTGGAAAGCTTGCTGCCATCAATGCCTGACCAAGGCCTGCTGGTAATTGAGTGCCTGAAATGTTTGACAGAGTTGTGTCTATGTTCGCTGCTGAAGTATCAACGTTTGTTAGAGTCGTTTCAGTAGCTAAAGAGTTAGGATCGAAAGTTGATCCATCATTTGCTAAAATCCTAACAGGCAGAGGTCTTGAGTTTCCAACTGTGACAGTGTCTTGTGAAACCGTTGTAGTGACCGCATTGAGTGAAAATTGAACCAAAGACATTCCGCCGCCCCCTCCGCCCCCGCCTGATGCAGGGAAAAAATGTGTTGTCGCATTGTAAGCCATTGTTAAGCCCTCAGATCATTTTTGAAGTCAGCCAAACGTCAACACTTCCAGACGTTCCACTTGTGAACTCAAAACGAACTCTAATTTTTTGAAATGGGAGTTGATTCAGGTAGCAGACCATTTTCGCACTTGCCCCTGAAACTGTAATATCTGGACTGACTTCTAAATCGAACCAGTCCGCTCCATCGTAGACTTGAACATAAAACTGCCCGTTCACATCTGAAGTCGTGACGTTAAAAGTAATTCCAATGTTGTCTTGAAACAGAATGTTTGTGTCTTGACTCTCAAAATCAGCCAGTAAGGATTGGCTAGAGACAAGATGAAAGGGTGCGATTGTATTTTTACGAGACACAATCCCTCCTATGGTTGAGAGGGTTAGAGTGAGTTACACTCCAAGCCTTTGTGATTGCGTCTGAGTGTTTTTTGCTAAACTCAGATTTTTAGTGTTCATGCTTTGTGTCTGTGCACTAAATGTTTGTTGCAATTGTGGCACTTGAGCAAGGCTTTGGTCAAGGCTTGCTCCAAACAGTAAGCTCAATTTAATACGCATTGGATAAGGCACAGTGTTGTCAAACGTCGTCAAACTCTCGACGACCCCACTTCTAATCTTCTCATAGATCGAAGGATAGACGGTTTGAAGTGCTGTCAGTTGATCTTTTGTCAGTGATCCATTCCCAAGGTCATCAATTACACTAAAAGGATTCAAAACAACTGAGGCCTTTCTCTCAAAAGAGGCAAGCTCAGTATCCGACGGCTCCCACCTTTGCTTCACAAGAGGGTTAGGATTCATCTGCTTTGGCACTTCATTTTGAAGATAAGCCATCGCTTTGTTTAATTGACCGGAAAGCTCCATTGCAATAGTTGGAGCTCCTTGCTTCTCGGTCCAATTGACCCACTGGCCAGCTTTCTTTTGAACCTTTTCAGGGTTTCCTTGCGAGTCGTAAAGAGTCTTTCTAATCTTGGCCATGAAATCTTTTCGGTCACCTTCAGAATCAAATGCCCTTGCAACGGCCCCCACTGATGCAACCTTGACGGTTTCTTTCGCCTTTGTTGCCATCTTCTCAATCATTGCTGGAATACGAGAAAGCTCGTTTGCTGCCTCTTTCTTTGCAGCCTCAGCAACAAGAAGCGCCTCAATGTTTGAAACCTTGTTGACCAGTTTCTCCATCGCAGCGTCTTGCACGTTCTTGAACCCAAACTCTAAAGCAAGTCCAACCCCAGGAATCTTGCTTAAGAATCCGCCTTCAAGCGCCTTGTCCATTGATTGAGCAAAAGAAGTTCCAGATGGGTTAATTAAAGACCCTTTAATTGAAAAGCTTTCCCTCAGTGTTCTTGCATCAAGGTAAGCTTGTGGATCTGCTGCAATGATTTTCTCTTTAATCTCCCACGGGAGAGCGTCCACTTTTCTGTGAAATTGAGCGAGCTCAAGCTTCCCGTCTTTCATGGCACCAGACAAAAGCTCATCTTTTTTGGCTTCTAGAAACTCCTTGTAAGCAACGGGAACCTCTTTCTCTAGGAGCCCAAGCTTCTTAGACTTTGACATTGCCTTAAATAGCTTCTCTCCATCAACGTCCTCAAGAAATCGAATCACGCTAGTCGGTGTGTCGATTCGTTTTTTGTATCCAAGTTCAGGAGCAAGCTCAGACAAGAATTCCCGAAACTCTCGATACTGAGCATCAGCAACCTTCTTTTCAGGCAATAGCGCTTTAAGCGCGTCTGCCTCTGCGCCTGGGCCTTGCTTCTTTACGAATTGATTAAGGTGCCTCTCAATAGCGTTGCCAAGCTTCTCTTGGACAATCCCTAGCGCTTCTTTGTCAATCGCGCTCAGAGTCGCTGGATTATAAGCTTTTCTTAAGTAGGTCTGAAAATTCCTAAGGTCCTGAAGAGTTGTTTGCCTTGTGATATTGTCGGCTACTTCACTGAGAAGCCTTGCTGTTGATGAGTTTGGAAGCTTTGAAACAATTTGAGATCCGTTGATCTCAGTGTTTAAAATGTTCTTTGCAATCTGATTCAGACCGCGCTCATTCACTGGAATTGATGGAAAGGCTTTATTTACTCGCTCATAAAGCTGAGAAAATGAATCGTACTTTGCGCCGACCATTTCAGCGATATTGGAAGCTATTGAAGACCCAACGTCTGATGGGTTTCTAGCTACAACCTCAGCCGTCTCTCTCCCAATGGACCTTAAAACCCCTTGCTCCATTGCTTTGAATTGACCTTGAACCTGAGCGCGAGCCTTAAAGCCCGCTTGAGTGGGCCTGTCAGCAAGCCTAAAACTCATCCCTTGAATTAAGTTATTGTCTGCAACCTGCCCAGCTAGCACTTGGTCCTGGACTCCAAGTCGAGAAGCGGCATCTATGATCTCTTGAGCGTTTTGCTTTCGCTTCCCAACCACATCGGTCAAAGTGACAAGCGTCTTTTTGTCTGCCCCTTCTTTCACTGCTGCATCGATGAAGTCAGCCGATAAAGGGTCCATTGCCGATTTAGCCGCGTTTGCAAACTCTTCAGCCTCCATCTGGGCGGCCTTTTGCTCGACCTCCCCAGGATTGACCCTAACGCTTGCTTTCTCAACTGGAGCAACAGCCTCAGGAGCTCCTGGAGGGGCAGCCTTTGCGCCTTTCAAGGCCTCTTTTGCCGCCTCTTTCTCTGCGGCTTCTTGAGCCATCTTGTCGGCCTTAATTGCTGCAAAGCCCTCTGGATCAAGCTTTTGAGCTAAGAACTCTTGGGCTTTATCAAGTGTTGCCTGACTCTTCTCAAAGCTCTTAGAAGCAAAACCACCCACTCCCCCAAGCAAAGCCCCAATCCCAAAGCCCCAGGCCAATGTCTCAGCAGCCTCTTTGGGCTCTCCTAGGGCAGCTTCTGTCAAAGCCTTAGGAGTCATGAGAGCAAGACCCTCAACTCCAAGCTTTGCGCCTGTCTCAAGCGTGTTTGCGGCAATGGACCCAGCAGCCCTAGCCGCTGCAAATTGACCCAAGCCCTGATTCTTAAGCGCAGTCTCTACCGCTTTTGTAGCAAGCTTGGCTGCTCCCTCTCCAACAAGCCCAGCTTTGGACGCAGCTTTGAAAAGCGGGCCCCCATAAAACATAGAGCCAACAAATCCGCCCAAGTTTCCTGCAATGCTTGCAAGTTCATTTTCATTCTTGAGCGCCTGATACTTTGCTTTCTCAAGGTCCGATTCAGTCGCTTTCAAGGCGGCCTCGGTCACCCCAAAGCTCAATTGGTCGGCTGCTTCTCGAATGGCTACCTTTGCCGCACCTGAAATCCCCTTGTTCTCTTCAGCGTACTTTCTAGAAGCAAACTGAAGAGGGGTTTCGACCTTATAGCCCTGCCTTAAAGCATCGGCTAGGTCTTGGCCTTTCACGGAGACAAGACGGCCCCCAGGAGCAAAAACATTCACGTCTGCATTGCTCTTGTAGGCATGAGTGCCTGACACAATGGCCTTTTCTAATTGGTCTTGTGGCAAACTCTCTTTTTGTCTTGTCTCAACGTTGAAAAGCTCGCTCATTTTGCTTTTCCTTCTTGGATCGTCTTCGGTAATAGGCCCATTCCGGACAGAATTGGCGTCCTTCCAGGGATTTTGGATTCAAGAACGCGCGTTAGGTTTTGTTGCTTCTCAATCCTAGTCTTTTCATCGTCTTTCAAACTAATGAGATAAGGTTCAATCATTCGCTTAACGTCTGCTTCTTGAATTGCCTCGCCCATGATTGATTTGATGATTGGAAACAACCTAGCCTTTTGTGTTTCCATCATTGATGAGCTTTGAATTGGGCTTCCGATACGTTGTCCTACTGTTTGAAGTCTGCCCATATCTTCAAAAATATCTTTAACTTGGTTTAGGTTCGATTGAATTTCTTTGTAAGCCGCAAGTTCCTTCAGTCCGTGTTCTCTGTATTCTTTTGGCAGCTCAAAAACTTTTTTTGTGAGCGTTTCCTGAGCCATCATTGCAGGGCTATTTGAAAGAGATTCCCTGAGCTTTCCGTATTCATTTGCGATACGTTCACTTAATTGGCCCTGCGCCATAATAGCGTTTGCGCCCGCTTGTTGCCCTTTAAATTGAGCCGCGACTTGTTGAAGCTTTGTTTGTAGTCCTTCAAATTTATAAATATTTGAAGCTGCTTCAGCGGCTCTTTCATCACCTAGCCGCTTATACATCATCGAATATAGGTTTTGTTTTTTGTTAATATCTGCCTTTTGCGCCTCGGTGTCGGCCTCGATCATCTTGTTGATGCTATCAATGACCGTGTTCTTTCCACCTGTGAAAGCTGCGCCAACTCCTCCTAGAATCATTCCAAGGCTCATTCCAATCTTTTGCTCAGTCGTGGCCTTATTCCAGACTCTATTTGGCTCAATTTTCATTTGAGAAATTTCATTCTCAACTTTAGCAAGATTGTCTTGTCTAACTTTTTCAAGTTTTAGTGAGTTATCTGCTGCCTCTTGTTTTGCCTTCACTAACTCTTCTAAATATTTCGCCTCTTGAGCGCCCTGAAGTTTTCCAACCTTCTCCGCTGCTGCAATTCCTTGCTGTTGAAGATCAAAGCCTTGCTTCATTTTTGAAACGATTTCTTTTCCAAGATCAAAGCCTTGAGCTTCTGGCTTTTTGTCAGTTGGAAGCTCTCCAGGCTTTGCCACTTCAGCAGGAGCTTGAGGCTGTCCCATTTGTGGGAACTCTGGATTCAAAGGCTGCACTTGTTGAACTTGAGGAGATGTAATCCTGAGCCCAACTGGAGTTGTAGAACTCATGCCTTGAGTTGAAACCACAGATGGATCGACTCCAAACTTGTTTGGATTTTCAATGGCCTCTTTTCCTGCAATGTAAGCCTTCAATGCTTGATCGTCTGACATTGCTTGAGTGGTAGGTGCAATTTGTTGCTCAGCCATTTTTTTGACCTCTCTTTTCCATCTTATCGAGCCGCTTATTCAAGTGCGCTTGAGCCGCTAGAATGGCTCCAAAACCTCGCCCGTAATCAACCATTTTGCCGTCTTCAGTTTCTAAGACCATGCTCTTCCCAAGCTCTGTCTTTTCAAGCTCCTGAGCCATTGGAGAGACATAGCGCCCTTCTCCATGCTTCTTGTCTTTGTACTCGTATTTTGAAGCTGAAAGAGAAGCTAAAAACTCTTTGATTTCTGAGTCGGCCTTTTTCACGTTCTTTTTCTTGGTCTCATCAGACATGGCAGCCATAGCAGCAATTTGCCCGCCTGTGCTCATGCCTTGGCCAATTAGCTGCTTCCAAAAATCAATGTTTGCAGCCTGAGATCCGTAAGCCATCCCTTGATTGGCAAGCTGCTGTTGAGCAGCGCTTTGAAGTCCTGCAACGTCTCGCTGAGTGCCTAGCCCTTGAAGTTGGAGTGCGTAAGCGTCTTTCATTCTTTGTTGCTCAAGACCTGCTTGAAGATTTGCAAGGTCCCTAGCCTGTTGCATCTGAGCTCCTGCAAGGCCTGCTTGTTGCTGCATCTCTGCTTGAGTCGTCGCAAGACCGATATCTTGAGCCCGACCTTGTGCCAAAGCCTGCCCTAATTGCTGCTGGGCTTGGTTTTGCTCTTGAAGCCTCATGAGCCCTGCTTGCTGGGCAAGTTTTGCTTGTTGGTCTGCTCCTTGTTGAGCCACAAGCCTACCTGCAAGCCCTGCATTCATGCCTCTTTGAGAAGCTAAAGCAGCCATTTGATTCTGCATGGCTTGATCCATGCCCGCTTGCAATTGAGCTCCAGCCACACTTGGGCCCTGTCCCTGAGCTTGCTGCATAAGCTGGGTTGCTAGAGCCGACTGACCTTGCCTGAACTGGTCCTGAGGTGACTGGTTAATCGTAGCAGCGCTTACTTGAGGCCCAGCTCCCGCCTGCATCATGGGAGTGGCAGCTCTTTGTTGAGCCATTTGACCATAATTCAAATTAATTCCAGTTTGATTGCCCATCTCTTGCTTTGGCAATCGTGCGGCATCTTCTCTCACTTTGTTTAAATCTGGAGAAACTCCCATTTTAGACCTCTTTCCTTAAAATAATTGCTCCATCATGAGCAGACTTGACCTTAAAACCACACCGAAGCCCGAGAGAAAGTATCCTATGAAACTTTGGAGCCGTAATCCAAAGCGTTCCCTCCATAGCCTTTCCACTGGCTTGAGCGATGCGAGAAAAGACTTTGAAAAGCTCCCAGCCTTCTTTCACTCCCCTAGCCTCTGGCCTGACAAACAAATCAAGGATCACAAGAGCATGGTCAGTCTCAGAATAGCTTAAGAAAGCGTTCTCACTCTCAAGCATTTTCGCTCCAAGGCGTTCTCTGATGTATTCGGCCCACAAGCTCATGTCGTCACCTGCATTACTTTTGTCTTTCCAAGTCTGTTGGTTCCGCCTTTTAGGCCCACTTCAACAAGCATTGAACTCAGGCTAAACATTGCCCCATCAATACTTTCTGGATTTAAGCTTGTGATCTCAAATCTGATACTCTGACACTTTTGAATCCTTGGCTTGACCATGAACTGCCATGTTGCATCAGTGGTGCCGCCATAGGCGTCACTGTCACCCCACACTGAATCAGAGCCCCAGGTGTAATCACCAAAAAGACCGTCGCTTGAGATTGTGAAATCCTCGCGGTAGCTCTCTTCAAAGTTGTATCCAACTCGAACTCTCAAAATGTGCTTTGAGATATAGTCCCCAAGGAAAATGGCTCTATAGATCCTTTGGAATCCCTGGAGATCACCAAGGCTAACCCAAGGAGTTACAACCTTTGGAAGGATTGGAGAGCCTGCATCAAGGCTTGTGTCTGAACTCTCAACTAAAATTTTCCCGTCTTCTTTTGCGATTACAAATTGACTATTCCAGTTAATCGCAGAAATGGCCTGATAGTTCGTGAAGCTTGACCATTGATTGAAGAAATAGTCATAAACAACCATCGAACCGTCTGAGTGAGTGAATCTCACTTGGTTTTTGTCATCGATAAGTTCAGCAGAACTCACAGACAAAGAATTGAAAGCCTCAACAGGAGATCCAAGGTAGGTCACTTGAAGCGCTCTGTTGACCAAGTAAAAGCCTTTGGCGCTCTTAAACATAAGGCCAAGAGGCGTCTTGACTACGCTCTTAGGTTCAGAGCATCCCACATCAGAAGCGATGAGTTGAGGCTGTCCAAAGTCATTATTGAAACCAGTGTCCTCTGGGCCTTGTCCAGCGAGCACAAACATTGAGCGAGACTTAAACAAGATGAATTTCTCATCAAGCTGAGCTCCGCACAGAATGCCGCCCTCTCCTTGGTCCACTCGCCCAGTGAAGGAATCAGTGAACTCAACGCCAGATCCTTGAGAGACAATCTTTGAAAACCAAAACTGATTCTCGTCTTCAAGTCCCATCAAGATCATTCTGTTAAAATAGGTCCCAAGAGCCTTTCCACTTGGAGGAGCAATGTTCTCTAAAACTCCGCCAGTTGTGTATAAAATCTCGTTTGCAGTGAGGCTTGAATCTGGAACGTTGTCAGTGATCGTCAAAGAATCAACGCTCTTTGAGTTGATAGTGGGAGAGCTCACAGAGGTCACTCTGTAGTAACTCGTTCCTCCGTCAATGGTTCGATAGACAACAAGGCTCACACCCTGCTTTTCAGTGACCCTCAATGTTGGGAACATAATAGATGCTTGTCTTGATGCTCCGCTTGTGAATGATATTGCAGGACTTGGAGCGGATCTGTGGACGTTTCCTTGTTGGTCCTGCCACTCATACATGAGTTTATAGAACCTTGTGCCAGCAGTGATTGAGCCCGCTCCTCCATCCGCTACAGATCCATTCTCAGGCCACAAATTAAACCCTAGCTCATTGAGGCTGTTGCCATCATACCCGTAGAGCATCCCAGCAGCTATCAGGAGGTTGTTTTGAATCTCTTGTGAAATGAAAAGCCTTGAGTTGTCAAAATCAAGCGTTGTGGATTGAACGCCCAGAAGCCCAAAAAGGTTTCCTGCCTCTGAGACAAGTCGCCCTTTCACAAGTGTCGCCAGATTAAAAGACGTGCTTGAGATCGCAGAAACAGACGCTAGACTTGAGGCTTTGTTTGTGTGCCCTCCAGCTACCTGATAAGCGATGCGGTTTGCAATGAGCTTTGTCTCTGCCACTGTGTAATAGGTCGATTGCAGTGCGCTTTGATGAGCAAGCACCACATAGAGAGTTGATCCAAGCATGAAAGGCTTTGAGTAAAGCCCAACTGAGCGCATAAACACGCCCTGAGTTGTGACAGTTCCATCTCTGTAAACAAGGCAACGCTTCACAAAATGATTATGTGGCTGCGCTGCTGTCACCTCGTAAAACACTTCTACAGTTGTCGCGTCTCGATTGACTGACCCAATGTTTCGAACTGTCACAGTCGAGGCATCAAGAGAGAGAAGCCCTCCAGAAAGCGTCAATCCTAAATCATAAATGTAGCCTTGAGTGCCTGATGTTCCATCATGCCAGAAAATGAATATTCCATCATTTGATGGATCGTTCTCAAATCTGCAATGAACATTGAGGCAATTCTGAGGGTCTACTGAAATAGTCACAGGGCTAGGGTAGCCATCAATTGCCGCTGCAAACGTTCCATCGCTCTTGATGTAACCAAGCCTTATTTCAGGAGTTGACGTCCTGTAACCAAGAACAAACGCATTCCCAAACTTTGCAATGTCAAAGTAGGCATCCGTTGCATGAGTGTTCACCGCCAATGTCGCAGATGCCCCAATGTTTGTTGGATCTGAAATAGGAATCCTTCGAACCTTAAGGCTTGTTGCTCCAATATCCACATAGTGAATGTAGAAATATGAGTCATTCACACTCACTTTTGGCCTAGATCCATTTGCGTCTATCAACTCATTTGCAAAAAGAGGCTGTCCGTTTTGAATATTTAAACAAGTGCAGCGAACTCCTCCTGAGGAATCCTCCCACGCATAGACAGCAATTCCTTGGCTTGATGCTGAGTCAGCGTTGACTTGCTGATAGACATTCCTGACCACTGAAACGCTTTCAGCAGACGCAGCCGCCAAAGAGCCCTTGTTGATCCATCTGTCATTGGCTTCAGAGTATGCAAAGAATGAATCTCCGTTTGTAATGCTAAGCTCGTCTTTGAATGTCGAAAGCTCTTTTGGCGATCCAATTGAAAGCCCAGTAATGGTCAAGTCAGAAAGCTTTCTTTGCCCTGCTCTTAAGGAAAGCTTCCCAATCTTTGTGAACTCGTAATTTTCAAGCTCAAGAAGTCTCCCAGGAGCAACCTGCTTTTTGTCGCTCTTTGTATCTAGGCCAACTCCAAGAGGAAAAGAGACAACCGTTTTTTTAAGCATTGAGCTCCTCGACCACAAGCTTACAGTAATCAACAAAACAGTTCACAGTCCCGTTCTCAGTGGCAGCTTCGACGGTATATGTAGAGGTCCCTGCTGATGGTTGATCAATTGCTATAAACGATCCTGGAGGAATGTAAGCACTTGGAGGATTTGCTACAGAGTCACTCACTCCAGCAACAAATTGCGCAATTACTGTTGCACCTCTTTTGAACCTGATATTGATTCGCGCAAAGTTGTTTGCACCTGCGTTTCGAATGATCCCAGAGTTAGACCCACTCCCATCACTGACAAGATAGACTTTCACAGGCCTTCCAATTGTAGTGATTGAAGCGCTTAAGTTTGTCACCGCAGCAAACGTGAGGGAATTAAAAAGAAAGCTCCCACATGAGCTTGAGATTGCCCAGTTAGGCCCAGCAAGCTTTGGAGACGTGATGGCCGCATTTGGAATTTTTGCAGTCGTCACGTTGTCATCGGCAATTTTTGCCGTTGTCACGTTTGAATCCAAAATCTTTGCAGTCGTAATGTTTGAATCTGCAATCTGAGCCGTGACAATCTGACCAGTTGAAAGCTGCCCGCTTGAGCTTAGGCTTACTGGGAGAGTTGATCCAGGCAAGGCAGAGAACAACGTTAGATCATAGCTTGATACAAGGCTTGGGAATGCAATCAGCCGAGTGTAAGCGCCTCCTGTGACAGAGTTGTCATACACTGCCACTTTCCCGACGTTCATGTTGGCTGTTCTTGTCGTGTCAGGAGTTCCCTGCAAAAAAGAGTAGCTCTTTGTTCCAATGTTGTTTGAGTAAAGAACGCTTGCCGATGTGCTTGCGTAATCTCCGCCAATCGTCCCAACAGAGGCTACATTGATAGACCCGCCAGAGGTCAATTGGACAGGAGTCCCATTCCCATCAGTGCAGTAAAGCTCAGCCCCCACAAAATAAAGCCTAAGGGCATTGGAAGCTCCTGAGAGAGAAGCTCCTTGGGCCTCATACTGAGTGGACATGAGCCCAGTAGCGCTATGAGAGTTGAACGCTAAATCTGCATTGATGCTCATTCCTGATGGAGTGATCAAAGCGCCTTTTCCTGGCGAGTGATCATGTGCATCCACAAGGTTCATCGAAGCATTTAAGAGCGTCGCATAGGTAGGCCCTGGCGTGCTCAAAACATCTGGGAGATTCATTCCCATCAATGGCGTAACACTCATTTAAGCCCCCCTAGAAAATGTAGAGATCAATTGTCGAAGTCGTGCTTGCTCTTAAAATAATGACTTTGTCTGGAATCAGGTTTTGGCTAGGGCTCTCGTAAACTATCGCTGCACTGTTTAGTTTTGTGACTATAAAACCCTGAAATGGCCTTTTCAGCAAGTGCTCAACTCTAGTGTCTGAGGTCGAGACTGAAACCCCTTTAATATAAGATCCGTCAAGAATCGGATTCTGCCTCTTAATCTGAGACAACACTTCAGAGGTATTCGATTGAATCCTCCCTAGAACGTCGTCATCAGTGTAAGTCTGCTTGATCCTTGGAATCATGCTCTTGGGAATATCCCTTCAAGGAAGTTAGACTGCAAAGACACATCAGCCACGCGCTCTGGGCCTTCAGCATCTCGATTGTTTGCCATGTTCAAAATGCGGTTCTTAAGCTCTTGCTTGATAGCCATCAAAGCGCTTGGGTCGCTCTCCTCTTTCACAAGGCAGCGAATGGCAGCATCCACGATCACATACTCTTCAAAGTCTAAAACGTCTCCCATCACATCATTTGGATTCACAAGTCTTGTGAACCTTGGGATGTACCAAAGCCGATATGTCCCAGTAGCTTGGTCCTCTGGTTGAATGTAGAAAGTGTTGCCCATCAAGCGATAGGTAAGCCTTCTAATTCCATAAATGAGTCGATTTGTGACTCTGGACCTTACGTTTCGCTCAGCAAAGTTAAACTTTCTAACTGTGAGCCAATCATTTGTGGCGATGCTGAAATCAAGCCCACGAATCTTATACAGATCCGTGGGCATCGCGAAGGTGTTGCCAGTCGTGACAGTGACAGTAACTTGACTAGAGTAGTAGTCCTCAAAGCGAGACACAAGTAGATCGTAAAGCTCCCCATAGGAGAGATTGATCAAGCTTGTCAGTTCGTCGTCTTTGACAAACTGAGTGTGCTCCATGTCTGCGCGTCTTCGGACTTCATCTATCAATTCTGCCAATGTCATTTCAGAGGTCCTCTAGTTCAATTCCGGCCTCAACGTGAGGCTTTGCATCTGCGATTTGAAACAATGTCTCAAAGTGCTCAACGGCTGCGCCAACCTCTTTTGAGTGAACGCAGTCAATGAACTTAGACATTGCATCTTTCAGAGCAATTGAAGCGTCGCTTTCGCCTTCTGCCTCAACTGGCTGCTCATCACTCATTGCTTTGTCGAGCTTTGACATGATGACAGTAGCAAGTCTCTTTTTGTTAGGTTCTAAAAGCATCACAAGACACCCCCTTAAACGCTAGAGCGGTCAAGCTCTACTTTGAATCGAAGCGTTGCTCCTGAAGCAATGTCAGCAGCGGCTCCCGTTGCATCCAAGAAGCCAAACTGAATTGTCTTTGCACTTGTCACAGAGTGAGCTCTGACAACACAAGCGAACACTCCAGGGCTTCCAGCAGCAAGCTCAATGGTTGGAACAAAGCCCAAAAACTTCTGATAGCCGTCTTGAAGCGTCACAGTGTAAAGGCCAGCAGAGTTTCTCACAATTGAAGCGATCCCTTTTGAAAGAGACGCATCAAGAGTAGGAGCCCCAGAGGCACCGATTGCCACTTTTCCCCAAAGAGCGACAGGTTGTTTGACGAGAGAGAGATGGAATTGAGTAAAAACACGATTGGACATTTAAAAATCTCCTAAGGTTGGAGGGTTAAACCAAGTGAGCCCCCCCACTTGGTCAAAATAAAGGGGAGCTTTCCTTCCATGGATTACTCCCCCGAAACCATTTTGAGGCCTAGCCCTCACTGAAAGCTAGGCCCCAATCGAAAATTAAACCGCGATTGCGATGTTAGAAGCTGGGCAACGTGTGCCCATGTTTGCATAGTAGCCGTAACGAACTTCAACACCGTCAGCAGAGCTTTGGCGGAGCATGGTCAAGCCATCGGTGTCGATGACTCGGACAGCTTTTCCAAGCGAGTAGTGCTTCCAGTAGTTGAGGTTCACGCCACGAACGCGGTTAGGTTGGCAGTTTTGGTCACCAACAACTCGGATTGGTCCCTTGGTGCCATTGATCATGATGCCTCTGAAGAACACTTCAGCAGTCACTTTGAGGTCAACGTATTGAACTTTGGAGCCCAAGGACTTTTCAAGTTCAGCGTATTTTTCATAGCTCATGAAGTAGTGAGTGAGAGCCCAGCCTTCACGCGCCACGCGAGCAGCTCCATCAAGAAGAGCCTCTTCAATTGGCTTTCCAGTTCCATCCACTCGGCAGCCAGACAAACGGGTAAGGTCAACCGTTCTGTCCACTCCGAAGAAAGAGGTCGAACCTGGAGCAACGTAAGGATTCCATGCCTCAAGTCCTGCGACTTTGGTCATTGCAGGAGTAGCGCTGTCCTGGCGGTCGCCACGAACAAAGATCGCATCTCCAACAACCAATCCGCTCACGCCTGAAACTGCGCTTGAGTAAGTGATGATACCCAGGTCACGGTCAACAGCGACAACCGTTAAGAAGTCGCCAGAGTCACGGAGTGCGCCAGAAGCGACAGCAGAGGCAAAAACGTGCTGCTGATCAACTTCAACGTTCGTGATCTCGTTGATGTTCGAAAGGGTAATGGTGCTACCAGAGATAGCGCCAACCGTTCCGATCTCACCGAAGCCAGAGCGATATTGAGCAATCGCCAAAGAGCGAGTGAGGGAGTTGATTGCTCCATCGATCTCAACCGTTGCAGCTTCCAAGAAAGCGTTTGCATTGCCTTTGGATGCTTCAAGTGTTTGGTTGTCGATTGTAGCAATCGAATAGTCCGAAACACGAGTCAGCAAGAAGTCATCAAGCTTAGAGCTCGTAGCTGCGCCACGAGTTTGAGCTTGAGAGAACGTTGCAGATCGACCCTGAGGGTTTCCATAGATGAGAGGCAAGGGCAAGTTACGGCCCCCGAACTCTTCCATCTTTGCGACCATCCCAAGCAAGGGATTGTCACGATAGACAAGGTTCTCAACTGCGTCGTCGGTATAGTGTTGTTTTACAATTTGTTACTACTTGAGTTTTTTGCTCAAGCGGAGAGACTTCTTCGAATCTCTCTCACTGGTTTCTTTTGTTATAGCCAGTGTTCAGACTGTCGCATCGCCTCTTTCGGCGTCCCCTCACTCAGTCGTTCACGGTCTCTTTCGAGTTCCGCCTTGTCACCCACTTCTGGGCTTCCAAGTCAATCAGAGGGGATTTAAGCAGCACTAAATCAATGCTGCGTCAAAACTAGTTAAATCAAGTCCCATTGTTTATTCCTTAGGTCCACTTGAGCATCTGGGCCGCTCGTTTAAGCGACTCCTCTCTGCTCATCGGACGTTTTTCATCTACTGCGCTTGTTTGAGCAGTGAAATGATTGTTTAGCGTAACGTCCCTTTTTGGAGCCTGTGTCTGGGGCTTGTCTGTTGTCTCTAGTACAGGGGAGAAAATTTTCTTAAACTTGTTGCTCTTTTCGAGCAAAGGCTTCTTTGCTTCAAGCTCAGCCTGAAGCTCTTGCTCTACTAGCTCACACGCCTTTTCTATGGGCATTTGTTCTTTTGTCTTCTGCCAGTAGAGTTCAATCGTATCATAAACCGTGTCGATAGCATCTTGCAAATGCAGGAGCTCATATTTCTCTACATTCGCTGTGACAACGTCTTTAATCTGATTTTTAAACCCAGAGACGGCCTCCTCCATTGAGCGCTGTTCTCTAGTCTTTCTCTCAGTATCAATGAGAGATTCAATTTGAGCGAGCCTGTCCTCAAGAGTTGGGTCTTTCTTTTTCTCTCCAGCCGTCAAAAAGTCGTCAAGCGTAAGGCTTGCTGCACTCATGTAAGCCACTGGGTCCTCTTTAGCTTTTGATTTAAGCTCTGCCAGAGGCTCAAGCTCTCTAAGCTTTGCTTTCAATTGCTCGATTTCTGACTGGTACTTTTGCTCTTTTTTGATGAAGGCTGAATATCTTTTGGAGAAGTCTTTGTCTGACTCTCCCGCTTGTTGCATCGGTTTCGATTCTTGAGTGGCTTCTGTGGCTTGTGATTCTGTGGCTTGTGGCTGAGCTTGTTCATTCATGCTTTTATTTGTCCTGTGATTTTATACGTTCTTTTTCTACCTACGCTATCAACAAGCTTAGTCTCTCCCTTTTGACCAAGCTCTCTTCTTGCACTTTCAGGAATTGGGAGCTGCTCAAGAGCGTGACCAAGATCCCGTCCGACAATCTTTTGTCGATCCGAAAATCTTTGATCTGAACGCTCGTAAGTTGTGACTATTTTCACTTCAAAGACCATCTAGTTTTCCTCTAAATCATTGGCTGTCCAGCAGTAGAATATGGCATCAATTCACTTCTAGGAGCCTTCTCAGGAGCTGCAAACGCCTCTCCAGCTGGAGCCATTGGCATTTGTGCAGCTTGAGCAGCTTGGAGCAATGTCTCGCAATCATCCATAAACCTACGCATAAGCTCAAGCCTCTCCTCTGGGACACTCTGAAGCTTTGCTTTAAGGTAGTTGTACTGCATGATGCCTTTGGATTGAGCTAGGTTCATGTAAGGCTCTGGGCCGATGTACTCGCCCTCATCAATCATCTTCTCAATGATCATGTAGATCACATCAATTGGCGCGGTCTTGACTGAGAAAGCCGCTTCCACATCTGGGAAATCAAGAAGCCTTAGGGCTGTTTCTTGGTCAAAGAAACCAGACTGAGTGAGCTCCTGGACGGTTTGAAGCTTGCCACTTGGATCTGTTGGCAACAGAGAGGTCGGGTATGGCCTTAAAATGTATTCGTTCTCTTTAAGGCTAACGTCTTTCCATTTGATAGTCTGCGCATACCTTCCAGCTTCAAGCTGAATTCCAAGGGAGCCATACTCTTTTTCGAGCTCCTCATTCATGTCTGAAATGATTTTGGCAGCCTCAAGATATGCGTGTTCGTATCTTTGAGCCGCCAAAGCAAAGCGCTCAGTGCCAAGGTCATTGTAGGTTCTGAGAGCTATGCTTGAATTGAGGCCAGAAGGCTTTTGGCTTGTCGCCATGAGCATGGAGATCCCCTCTTGCTCAAAAGCCTTTTTGTAGAGGTTCTCAATGTGCTGATAGACCTCTGGATGCATTGATGGAGCCGTGTTGAAAATAGGAGGATTTCCCTGGAACTTCACAACAGAGCTTATCTCGTTTGAGATGTGCTGAGTGTTGACCATTGAGTTTGCGTCAACAAACACTCTTGGCACTGCCATAAGGTGCATGGCAATCTGAGTGGTTCTTAGGAGTTTGTTGATCTCAAGCTGAATCCCGATGCTATTTTCGGCAATTCCAAGGCCATAGAAGCCAGTGAGCTTATAGCCCCATCGGATGAACACAAATGGGAAGTAATCGCGCTTGTATTCCTCATTTACAAGGTCAGCGTTCTCAATTGAGATGAGATGCTTTCCTGGCTTTCCTTTTGCTCCAAGGTGCCAGGCCTCAATGACTCTGACCATTTCAGTTAAAGTCTGAGTGCGAATGTCACCTGAAAGCCCTGAAGTAGCTTGCATGATAGCGTTTCTGTGTTCAGGAAATGACTCTGCCAGGACGTCCCGTGAAACAAATCTAACTTGATATAAACTAGCTGGATGCCCATAGATCCCGTCTGCATCATCGACGATCAACTCATCAATGACTGCCCTTTCACATTTTACGTCTTTGCCTTCTTTGTAGAACTTCACTGCTCCAGTGCCAAACACGGCTCCATCAAGAAATCCGCGCTGCATTTCAGTGTGAAGCTGCATTCTGTGAAACTGTCCGTTCATGTATTTGGTTCGAAGCTTGGCCCGCTTTTGCATGGTCCAGTCTCCACCGTCCGTCAAATACATGACACGAACTCTGTTTTGAGCAATCTTTGCTGTGGCAGAGTCACACATTGCCTTGATGACGTTTAGAGTGACCCTCTGATTGATGAACGCCTCATTGACTGTTCTTGAGAACATCCCTGCTTGCATCCCAAGGATCTCAAGGTTCGAGTAAAGCCTTGCGTGCCTAAGGTTCGCTGTGCGCCTGTAGAATTGCTTATTTTGAATTGTTTCAACAAGAGGGACTAGGGAGCGATAGGCCTTTCCCTCTTCAAGCTCCCACCATCTAGGATTGATTTGGTCAGAGGTTGAAGTGGTATTTACGGATTCCTGGATGACTTCTTTCATGGGGTCCCTTTCGCGCTCCAAAACAGCGTTTCATCGTCAATGTCCCCAGGTTTGCTAGGCAGGGATTGAGAAGGCCAAAGCTTCTTAAGCTCTGCTTCTGAGTAAGTGTGCTTTGATTTTGTAATCTTGATGCCCTCAAGCTCAATGCTATCAAGTTTAAACTTTTCTACAATTTGCGCTAGAAGCTCGACCTTTTCAATCACGTCCACTTAAAAGTCCCTTTCCCAGATCGGAAGTTGTTTTTGCATTTCAATTCTATCCGCCTCATCTGCCCAAAACTTTTCTACCTTTTCAATTTCCGAAAGGCCCTTCACTTTAGGCTTCTTGGTGTAATTGTAAGCGTATCTCCAATTATAAAGCGCTGCGTC